CTCTCCTTGAAGAAGTTTGAATCCACGAGCGGCATTAATGTTTGCCATTGTTTCCTCCGAAAAATTTTAGTTAAAGTTCTCAGATGTCATCTTTTCATTTCTCAAACCAGTATCACCAGTCGTCCTAGCAGCACCGCTCCCGGCGATGCCAGAGTTCGCTCTAAATACGGACTCATTGGCTCTTTGTTGGTCCTTAAGTTCAGCACTTCTCTCACTTACGACATCCACTGGAGCGCAGCTTAAGATTAGGTCGCGTCTTCTGATAGTATCACCATCAATAAGACTTCCGACTTTAGTCTTGATCTTAGTTTGAAGTTCCTTTGGAAGTTTTGACATTCTTATAGGACTCCAAAATCTTGGGGCACGTCTGGATTCTACTCCACCCGATACCCATCTTAGGACCTGACCTTTGATCTTGAATCCGGGGTCAGTGTTATCAGTTGGTCTATGAAATGTAACATCTGCTGTTGTTATGCTCATCGTGCACCTCTTCTCTTTGTGTTCGCTTTATCTTCTAGGGTTTTCTTGAATGCTTCAACTGCTTTTGGATCTGAATTTCTGAGTCGGTAAAACTCGACCCTTGGGTCAGTATCCAAAATTTTTGCATTTGCTGCACGTCTAGAAGTTTGAACACCAGTCTGACTAGGTGACTCACCTGTAGGTTCTGCGCTTGCGGCTGATCTGCGGGTAGTAGTCTTATTTCCTATCCCTAAAATACGAGCCGTGTCGGAACATATTTTGTGGACTGCCCGTGGGTGATTGATATTTCCACCGGCATCTTGGAAAGACTTCCATTCCTTGTTGAACTGAGCCTCAAACTTAGGATCACTAATCGGGAACTCTTTACGAGCTTTAGTGTCCCATTCACGGCGAGTCGACTGTTCATTAGAAGTATTTACAGCTGAGTTGACGGCTTTGTTAACGATTTTACCAACACGACTTGCAGTCAGTGGTTCATCGTCATCATAGATGTCTTCTACTTCTTGCTGAACAGGCGCTTGGTTGTACTGAGCAATTCTACCTACAGAACTGGTCAACTGACCTATGCCATCCATCATTAAATCCATTCTTGCTTCAAGATCTTGCTTCCAAGTATCTTGATGGGTCGTTGATTCTTCACCCAGAGCACCTTCTTCCAAACCGGCCGTAGCGGGATTGTGGTCAAGAGCCTGACCAGCATCGTTAGTTGTTTCCAACATAAACTCCTTTGTTATTTACGTTTGCCTGAGTGATGAAGTTTTGACTTCGGCTCAGGGTGTTTAAAAGCTTCTGGATCTGCACAAATAGAACGGGGTCCACCAGCGTTCTTCTTGTCATTCTCTCGCAATTTCTTTGCGTTCGGATTTTCGCCAGCCATATGGCCTCCTATGAAAGACCCGCCGTAGAGGGTCGTGAAATGTAAGATCTCTTTGATTTATGATCGGTTGCTGCTGATTTATCTTTAGCTCTAGCGTTAGATTCATCAGCCAAATATGCTTCCCGCTTGTTAATCAAGTCCTTCAAGGCATCCACCCGGCCCCTTTGGTAGGCAAAAGAATCTCCGGAGAGGTCCTTCGAGGTAGATAGCTTAAGTATCTCCAAGTTTAGCAGCTTGTGTGTGTATTTTACAAACACTGAAGTGCCGACATCTTGCCGAGTCTCATAGAACTCAGCTCCAAATCGCACAAGCCCTTTATCGACTGCGCGGATGTCATAGTCTAAGTCTATCTTGATCGGAATATGTTTTTTACTGAACAGGCCCATTCGGTTCTCCTACTGGACTGCCAAGCGGTCCGCCTTCAGAGGCTCCTGCATCAGGAACCCCGTTTTGACCTTGCGGTCCTAGTGTTGGGAGGCCACCTTCATTCGAGAACTGAGTTCCCGCGATGTTCGGCATCCCTGCTACATTTTGAGTCATGGACAGCATACGAGTATGGGCTTCTTTGAGTGCGGCCCATGCTTCAACTTGCTCCGGTCCGAATAGTCCGAACTGATCTGACTCTTCAAACTCCTGATAGAACTCCAAAGCCGACTCATGGTCCTCTTCAGGCTTAACAGTGTCCTCGATTGGAGGATTGTTAGTCTGGTTCATCAAGATCTTGAAGACTCTAGTCTCCGGAGATAGTGGTGGCCCCATGTAGTCCGCAGGTTTGGTGATATAGGCATCAGGGTTTCTGACTTGGTGTCTGAGTAAGAACTCCTTCATTGCTTCGTAGAGGTTCCCCGGTTGGAGGATACCCATCTGCATCAATGTCGGGTTAAGCAATGTCTGAAGCATCAATGATGCCCGTTGTTGCTTCTCTTGTTCAGATGTTGCCGCAACATCGGTGTCGATAAGGAAGTCGAAGTCACCTCTGAGGTCTTCGCGTTTAACATCCTTGAATACCGGACGACCGTCTTCTCCGGTGACTCGGAAATATAGTTCCTCCTTCATTCGAGATCTAGTCAAGATAAAGAAGTCTGAGAAGAAGTGATTTAAGGTACGAGCAATCCGGTCAATGTGTGGATTGAGTTGGATGTTCGCTTGGCGGTCGATGAAGTTTGCACCTGTGGCATTCCTCAAGGCTCCAGCTACGCCAGCACCTCCGACATTTCCTAAGTTGATGTCGTTTATTGCGAGCATCTTAGAACCGTATCCCGTCAAGGTCGCTTCTTCGTTTTCTCCGAAGGACCCTAAGTAGGGGACGTTCTGAAATTTAACGTCATTCACATCTTCGACTGGGATCAAGTCTCCCGGACGTACCTTAAAGGTATCCGGCTTGAAGGATGATCCAGCACGGTAGGTGCCGAACTGCATTGAAGCCAAGATCCCATTATCTAGTTTGATATTGTGGACAGCATCAATGTGATTGTTGAGTGAGAATAGTAATTCCCCGATACCAATACCGAATGCACGTTCCTTACTTGGCATGAAGTCCGCTTTATAGAACGGGCGCTTGCCTGAAGGGGAAATGCGGTGGAGGTAAGTCCACCCGAGGATCTTACGAAGCTCACCGTGATACCAGATTACGACTTCCTGAGGAAGTTCATCCATATCTGTGAATGTATCATCATCTACGTTCTTATTTACATATGCTCGGCCGTACCACTCGAAAATGGTGTGGTCTTCGATGACAAGTTTACCCTTTCGGATGTCCTCATCTTCAACACCCTCGAGTCTTCGATGTTGTCGCTTTAGGTTTCGCCTGTCGTCATCATTATCCCGCAAGGCCATAGCTCTGCGTTCCAAAGCTTCTTCAACAACGTCTTTATCGAAGCGACCCTGCTTAACTCGAAGCTTAAGGTCATCGTCACGGAGGATAACTTTGTGAGCAACCCAAGGAGAGGACTGAACATCGTCTTGTCCCGGAGGCATATAGAAATCATCTGCAGATACGGTTCCCATTTTAGGAGCCGACTGTGTGAGTGTCTTCTTTTTGTTGCGGATCTTGGCTTTTACTTCTGGATTCTCTTCTTCAGACTCCATGCCTTCGAGTCCAGCGAATATCGAAGGCTCTTGTTGCTCCTCCTCGATATCAATCTCTAGGTCGATGAAGGTATCTTCCCATTCATCCCACATCAACTTCAAGATTCCCGTTCCATCTTCTACGATGTCGGTTATCCAAGCGTCTACAGTGGCCTTCTTGCCCATACCGCGATTAACCCACTTCTCAAGTGCCCAGTTCATGAAGTACTTGATAGTTTCTTCTCTATCTTGGAATCCTACGTTGTTTGCTTCGACAGAAAATAGGTTACGTGCAGAGAATATCTGAAATATTCGGGCGTGCATGGCTTTAGCCATCGTTAAGGTGTACGGAACGTGAAGATCAGAAGCTTCATCGAAGTATCCTGACTTGTATTGATATTTTAAGTCCCTGATTCCTGCCAACCACTCCTGACGCTCCCGAAAGTAGTCAGTATGTGTGTCCCTGAAGTTTTCGAGGTCATCTTCGATCAATCTTTCGAGATACTCGTGATCAATCATCGAAAGTTTTAGAGTTTCACCTCTTTTACTCTCTCCCGGCTTATCTACAAATTTACTTTCAGCTACCAAACCTATCTCCTAGTGTATGAATGGACTTTTGGCTGGGCGTGTAGCCCAGTTTGCATGGTATTGGAACCTAGAACAAGACAAACTTGCATCACGGTGTCTAGGATATCATCATTTTCTTTGACTGGTTGGTTCTTATAGAGGTTTTTACGTGTGCCTTTTTGCTTTGCCCAGACAAAATGCTCCATCTCGAAGACAAAATCCTTATTGTCCGGCGAGTCAAAAGCCATAAACCTAGGTCGCACCCCGTATTTGGAGTCCTTAGGCTTTAGCCACTCCTTCATGATCGCAATTTTGTCTTCCACGTTCTTCGGGGCGGGTTGGAAACGAGGTATTGTCGGCGTAACATACGAATTTAACTCTTCGAGGATAGTCACGGGCCGTCCAGCAGCAGTTTTCTTGATCATTGAGTCAACATTGGCGTAGTTATCTATCCAACAAGCCGTGATTTTGGGACGAACTCCCTCTCTATCTAAGAGGATTCTCTCTCTAGCATCAAAAATATACTCTGCAATGTCTTCGACCACTCCGTCAATCTTGGCAGAAGTGAGTAGGATCACGTTGCCACTGGCTGTTATGCCTAAAAAGCTGATAGCCCACGGTTTCCTAGGGTGAGGGTCGACAGATATGAGTATTGGCCAAGAATGAGGCCATGGGAACTCATTGACCAGATGGATTCCTCTATCCCAGTCCTTGAATATGAGTCCGGACATGTGAAGGAAGCGGCCTTTCTCACGAGCTTCGCGTTCTTCTGGATCAAGAGCATCGAGAAATTCGTCAATGCGGCGCTGGCCTTCTTCGACACTGCCTTCACCAAGATTTTTCGCGTTCTTATGAATATCAGCGAAGACATACCAATATAAACCCTTGTTTTGTTCTGCAGCAGCCTTCTTATAGAGGTCATACATCCAAGGTTCTACAATTGGGGTTCCGGTTATGAAGCAAATACCTCTCCGGTCAGTCAAGCCCCGCCAGATGGCTTTGAAAATTAGTTCCGGAGGCGGTTCATCAAACCACACCCAGTCATAATCCGAACCCTCAAAGACTTTTAGATCTTGATCATGAGACTTCATGTCGATAGTGGACCCATTCTTGAGTCGCATCTTCACATCAACTTTGGCTTGGTTCTTTTCTCGGTCGACAATTAGCCCCGGAGGAAACCACTCCGCAATTTTCGGAAGAATGATGTCACGAGCGTGGGTCTGGAAATCCTGAACCACGATACACCCCTTTGAAGGTGTCCGAAATTCCTTGTTGAATGGGTGAGTCCCTTCCGCGAGCCACCGGGCTTCGTTAGTTCCCGCCGTGGATTTACCAGACCGGTTACCTCCGAAGAATAATCGGACACGGTTCTTAGCTTCATGGAATGAGATTTGATCCTCGTGTGCATTCTCAAGATAGATATCCCCCTTAGCATAATTTAGGGCTTCCCCATGAGAGTCTAGTTTCCGGTAGAGTTCTCGGAGTTCCTCATCAGAGTACTCCCCGAGGTCCTTCTCGGATATGGCGATACTAGAGGAGGTCAAGTCCGAACCTTCCGGCTGCGGCTACAACCTTGTCCACGTATTTTTGATTTTTATATTTACCAGTGATCAAAGACCTGCGCGGAGATCCTTGGTTGTAGGCAGAGATGATGTCGAGAAATCCCATGTGCCGTATGTAGAGTTTTTCTAGAAGCCTCACGCCAGCTGCGACTCCCCCCTCCGGGTTTAGTAGGTGGTAGAGACTTAGGCGAGGTACGTTGGCATAGCTGTAGTCCTCCCTAACCACGGCACCCATGACTTGCATGAGCCCGTAACTAAATTTTTGAAGCTGTTTCTCAGTCTCAAGGGTGGTGCCGTTTATTTCTGCAAACATTTTTGGCTTATACAGCCACCGATAATTTTTCTCATACCGCATAGCATGGGGCTTGCCGCCAGATTCAACTTCCACAATCGCCGCAATGAGTTCTAGCGGGATGGGGGAGGA